GACAGATTAATAAATTGAGCTCACTATAAAAAATTTAGAATGATGGCTTTCGCCATATTCTTGCATGATCCGACAAGTCGAATCATACTAAAAACTAGTAAGTTCAAACCTGTCAACGACGCGACCACTATGGTCACGCCGTGTCCCCGGCTCTAGGGACGTAAAAAATTAAGAAGGAATGGGCGGAATTCCTTCTATCCACATGGGAGGAGGCCCCAAGTAGTGGAAAAGAGTAAAATCTTCTCCTGCTGCATAAAATATCGGTATGCGTCGTTGCCGATGTTGAGATGATCTATCTGCATCAACCAAATACTTCCAACAAGGTGTATTGAAAGGACCTGATGCGTTCAATCCTGGTGGTTGGCGTGCCAATGTAAAACGGTACTCCGAATAGTACGGTACCTCAAATGAAAATACACCATTAACAGTCGGATCCATGATTGCAGCACCTTCCATGCCTGTACCATCATCATAAAATGTCACATAATCTCTGGGATTGTTGGGAGTTGTTGTCTCATTTGTTGGAGTACAATTAGAATATCGTGTGACAAACCCAGAGGACATCGATTTACAACATCCCAATCCATGAGCATCCAACACAACTCGAGTGGCACCGCGCCAACCTACATACGCAGATGCCAGATAACGGAGTAACGTCAAATTACCGTATACATATTCATTGGTAGACCCTGCAACGGGCACCAATAAATCTGATGAATTGGGTGTGTAATATCCAGGGAACAATGGCATGGCTGATCGTTGAAAACGAAACAGCTTATTTGATCCAGGAGGATCATCAACTTGAATTTCGATAGTCTCTGAACGAGAATATCGTTTTAACAATTGCCTAAAACTACGTATGCATTCACCAAAATGCACATGATTAGTGGCATCAACCAAACTCGTAGTAGCAGCAGCCGTCTCTTCAATAGAATGAGGCACTAGATCAAACGCTCTAAGAGGGTTTGTAGGATCCGATGCTCGCAACCTATTGACATTCTCACCGTTCGGCATTGCCAATTCAAAATCATCTCCTGCAGAAACCCAACAAAGTACAGTGACATTGTTATCGATAGTACTGTCTGGGGTGACCAATTTTGTAGCTACTCGGACTGAGACTGTTCCGTTACCGTATCCATCAATAGACGAATTATAGAACAGTGGTGTGATCGAAAACAAATCATCCTCCAAATTGCCAGGATCACCAATGTCCCTGTATGTAGTAGCTTGACCCCATCCTGCAACGAAATCAAATTCCGTGGTTTCAGCCATGTCCACTACAATGGATTGAGCAGTATTATACTCTCCCAACGTTGTGTCATACGGTCGTGTGCTTTCCGGATCATAGGTAACGCAAACGCGACCTCTATGAAAAGCAGAAGCTAAAATCTTAAAATGAAACTTGATGGATCCTCTC